GCCCGTCTCCAAAGGGGCGGGTTTGACTGCCAAAGGCCGTGCCAAGTACAACGCTGCCACAGGCAGCAACCTCAAAGCCCCGCAGCCCGAAGGTGGCCCACGCAAGAAGTCATTCTGCGCACGGATGTCCGGTATGCCCGGACCTATGAAAGATGAAAACGGGAAGCCTACCCGCAAGGCAGCTTCTCTGGCAAGATGGAAGTGCTAGGAGCAAGACATGGCTACTAACAGACGTGATTTAACTGATCGAGAGCGTTTACGCGAGCTAGAAGGTGGCGGTGGTGGTGGCCGTGGCGGTTTTGGCCCCAGTACTACTTTGGTTCCTAGGTTAAACCGGGAAGAAATAGAGGGCTACGTCTATAGGTCCCCTAGGCAAACTAATGCTAGCAGCGTGTTCCCCCATCCACTTGAAGACACCATTGCTTCTCAACGTGCGGATTTTGGGCGCATTGGTCGCGGGTTAAGTGCGGAAGGCAGAACCGAACGTGGCCGCTTGATGCAACAAGAAGCCGGCGGTCGTGCGTTGACCAGAACTGGAAGTCGCGCAGGCGTTGCGGCTTTAGCGGCAGAAGCTGGGAACGAACTCAGAAAAGCAAAAGAAGAAGCGGACGAAGAAAAACGCGCTTCGAGAGCTAGTGCTTCACGACGAACCGCAGCAGAAGTTGCGGATACTAGCGATGCTGACCCCGGTGCGGTACGCGGGGAACAATACGGTGGACCGGGAACAGACTACTCGTACAAAAAAGGTGGCAAAGTTTCCAGCGCATCAAAACGTGGTGACGGCTCCGCTCAACGTGGTAAGACCAAAGGCAAATTTATCTAGGAACAACCATGGGCTCTAAACTAGGTGACATTCTGAAAGTAGCGCTCCCCGTGTTGGGAGTAGGCGCGGCGGCAAAGATGGCTTATGACAAGCTACCTAAACCTGTAGAAGTTTTTTCCCCCGAAGAAAAGCAAGAGATTGCAGAGCAAGATGCCCGGGGGGAAATAGATCGTGATTTTGGGTTGCCCGGAATGCGCCCGGTATCCCTTCGCCCCCAAGTTTTATCCCTCGACGAGAAGAAAGAACTTGCGCGGAAGAAAGCCCGGGGGGAACTGAAGTATGAAGCGGGTATCCCCGGAATGCGGGCTATATCCCTTGACCAAGAGGATAGTAAAGCGGGCAATACGTACAAAAAAGGCGGTAAAGTCTCCGGCGCGTCAAAACGTGGCGACGGTATAGCCCAACGCGGTAGAACGAAAGGTAGGTTTGTATGAACGATACACACAGCACTGTCAAAGACATCCTTGATGTCGCGGCTGTTTTTTCAACCATCGGCGCATTTTTGGAATGGGTCTCACCTGTGTTTGGTCTTATTGGAGCTATCGTAGGTGTGATGCGTATTGTCGAGATGGCTACGGGTAAATCGTTTGCTGAAGTCATCAAGTGGAAGAAGAAAGACGACGATGCCAAGCACGAGTAAGAAGCAACACAATTTCATGGAAGCGGTGGCTCACAACCCATCGTTCGCTAAGAAAGCAGGGGTTCCACAGTCTGTGGGCCAAGATTTCAGTAAGGCCGATAAAGGCAAAACTTTTAAACGAGGTGGTGAGATGGCTACAAAAGGTGTGAACCCATTTGCTAAATTTGAAAAATCCGGCAAGGACGTAGAGAAGAAGGGCATGAAAGAGGGCTCTAAAGCGGATATGGCGCTGGACAAAAAGCAAATGATGATGAAAAAAGGCGGCGCTACCAAGAAAATGGCTTCTGGCGGTTCTGCTTCTAGTCGTGCTGATGGCGTTGCCCAACGCGGCAAAACCAAAGGCAAGCTGCTCAACAAGGGCGGCATGGCCTGCTAAGGAGTAAATTGTGGCTGATGACAAAAAACCTTCCAATTACGACGAAGTAATGGATGCCAAGATGCAGGTAAAGAAGGACGCTGCGTACGACGCGGCTGATAGCACTCCTGCAAGCCCTAAATCTACCGCGGGCGCGGGCCAAGGCATGCGCGGCGTCAAGAAAATGGCTATGGGCGGCTCCGCTTCTAGCCGTGCGGATGGCATTGCGCAACGGGGTAAGACTCGTGGCACGCTGGTTATGTGCGGCGGCGGAATGGCCAAAGGCAAAAAATGAGAGCTTCTCGCGGCATGGGTGATATCAACCCTTCCAAAATGCCCAGCGCCAAGAGAAAGGCGCGCCGGGATGATACTGACTTCACGCAATATGCTGAAGGCGGTAAGGTCAATGCTGCGGGGAACTACACCAAGCCGAGTCTGCGTAAACGCATCGTGTCCCAAGTCAAGGCTGCGGCCACACAGGGCACAGGCGCTGGGCAGTGGTCGGCTCGTAAAGCACAGCTTGTAGCCAAGAAGTACAAGGCTGCTGGTGGGGGTTATCGAGATTGAAAGCACCGCAGCAATCCCTGAAAAATTGGGGCGACCAGAAATGGCGTACCAAGTCGGGGAAGCCGTCGTCAAAAACAGGTGAGCGATACCTCCCTGAAGCCGCCATCAAGTCCTTGTCCCCATCCGAGTATGCTGCGACCACCAAAGCCAAACGAGCAGGTAAAGCAGCGGGCAAACAGTTTGTAGCGCAACCCAAGAGCATCGCAAAGAAAACAGCAGGGTTTAGATAATGGCAATCTCCGGCACCGCTTCGTTCAATTTGGACCTCACGGAGATCGTAGAGGAAGCCTTTGAGCGTGCGGGCACGGAGTTGCGTTCGGGCTATGACCTGAAGACAGCGCGGCGTTCGCTGAACCTGTTGTTCGCCGATTGGGCAAACCGCGGCATCAACATGTGGACGTTTGAGCAGGGCATCATCACCCTGACCGCAGGACTGTCTACCTACCCTATTCCGGTTGATACGGTGGACTTGCTAGAGAACGTGATTCGCACCGGTGCAGGAAGTTCCTCCACCCAAGCTGACCTGACCATCACGCGTATTAGTGTTTCTACCTATGCCACCATTCCCAACAAGTTGGCGCAGGCCCGGCCTATTCAGGTCTGGTTTCAGCGACTTGATGGGCAGACTTCGGCGATTGGCACTACGCTCAGCGCCAGTATTACATCTACGGCTACCACCATCACGGTTGCGTCCGTTGCTGGGCTAGCCGCCAACGGGTATGTGTTGATTGGCGCGGAAACCATCTATTATGACTCCATATCGGGCACCACGTTGTCTAGTTGCGCTCGGGGCCAGAACGGTACCACCGCAGCCTCGCATACCGCGGGCGACTCCGTGTATGTACAGAACTTGCCCCGCATAACTGTCTGGCCAGTGCCGGACGACACGACCACCTATCAGTTTGTGTACTGGCGCATGCGCCGTATTGACGACGCTGGCAGCGGCGCAAACACCATGGATGTGCCGTTTAGGTTTATCCCCTGCATGGTTGCGGGCTTGGCCTATTACTTGGCACTCAAAGTGCCAAACGGAACACAGCGGCTAGAAGTTCTGAAAGCCCAATATGATGAGGCTTGGGAGCTAGCAGCCACTGAAGATAGAGAGACTGCGGCTTTGAGATTCGTGCCTAGGCAGATGTTTATCGGGACCTCATAATGGGCAATAGGTTTACGTCCGGCAAACGGGCGATTGCCATGTGTGACCGCTGCGGGCAGCAATTTCTATTGAAGCGGCTGAAGACTGAGGTTATCAAGCAGCGGAAGTATGATCTGCTGGTGTGTCCGGAATGTTGGGACCCGGACCAACCGCAGTTGATGCTTGGTACGTTTCCGGTGGATGACCCGCAGGCGGTGCGCAATCCGCGCAAAGATACTACGTATGTGGTATCGGGTGTAAATGTTGATGGGTATTCTGCCGGGGGGTCTCGGGACATCCAGTGGGGCTGGAATCCAATTGGCGGGTCTAGTTTTTTCGATGTGGCTTTAACGCCCAACTACTTGGTTGGAACCACAAGTGTTGGTACAGTAACGGTATCGGTTTCATAGGAGTCCATGATGGCTAAAGAAGACACGAAAAGTGATATGGCGCAAGACAAGGCCATGATTAAGAAAGCGTTCAAGCAGCATGATGCGCAAGAGCACAAAGGCGGCAAAGGCACAATGCTCAAGCTCAAAAAAGGTGGGCCTACGTCGGAAGACCGTATGCGCCTTGGTCGCGGTCTGTCGCGTGCAGCTAACCAGAAAACGGGGTGAACCATGGCATACAGTATGAAAAAAGGCGGCAAAGAAGTTGGCCCGGCCAGCGTCTATGCTCAACCGCACACGATGGATGGCAAGGCTATGAAGATTGCTTCGAGCCCCGGCAAAGAACCTAACCGCAGCAAACTAGACACTGCTGACGTTAGCCTTGGTCAGTACAGCAAATCTGCTGGTAATGAGCCTGTTAAAACAACTGGCATCAAAATCCGCGGTACCGGCTGTGCTACCAAAGGCGTAATGGCACGGGGCCCAATGGCATGAACTACACCGAGCTGAAGACGAACATTGCGGACATCTGTGAGAACACGTTCACAGCGGATGAGTATGCGATGTTCACCAAGCAGACTGAACAGCGTGTCTATAACACTGTTCAGATAGCTAATCTTCGGAAAAATGTGACCGGAACTATCACTTCCGGGAACAAGTATTTATCGTGCCCGGATGACTTCTTGTCTACGTATTCAATTGCGGTTTTTTCGGGTACAGGCCCGTACTCGTACCTTATTAACAAGGACGTGAACTTCATCCGGGAGGCGTACCCAACGCCCACCGATACTGGAACCCCTAAGTACTACGCAATATTTGGCCCACAGTCCGCAAATGTGACCGAGCTTTCTTTCATTCTTGGCCCTACGCCAGATGCAACTTACTCTACTGAACTGCATTACTACTATTACCCTGAGTCCATCGTTACCGCGGGCACGACTTGGTTGGGTGATAACTTTGACTCCGTACTACTGAATGGTGCGTTGGTCGAGGCCATCCGGTTTATGAAGGGTGAAGCTGACTTGGTCAAGTTGTACCAAGATATGTACGTACAGTCGATCACGCTGCTTAAAAATCTGGGCGATGGCAAGCAACGCATGGATGCGTATCGTGATGGCCAAGTTAGGGTGGCTGTATCGTGAGCATCGTCCAAACGCAGACCACCAGCTTCAAGAAGGAGTTGTATCAGGCCGTCCACAATCTGGCTACAGATACCCTCAAGATTGCGCTGTACACAGGCAATGCAGATTTAAACGCAGACACGACTGTATATACAACTACCAATGAGGTTGTAGCGTCTGGCTATACAGCGGGCGGGAACACCCTGACTGGAGTGGCTATCAGTTCTTCGGGTTACACAGCCTATGTGAACTGGGCCAACACATCTTGGACAGCAGCAATCACAGCCCGGTGCGCTTTGATTTACAACGTGACGCAAGGCAACAAATCCATTGCAGTGATTGACTTCGGGGCAGACAAAACCTCGACCACGACCTTTACAATCACCATGCCTGCCAACACTTCCACCACCGCACTTATCAGGAGTTCAAATTGATTGTCACTACGACCAAAGGCGACATGGATGATTCCCTGCTGGAACACCGTACCGGCACGGTTGACAACGACAATGAAGCGA